CTGCCGCTAAATTGTTTATATCTAAACTTAGGCTTGGTGTTCCAGTTGTAGCACCACCCGCCAAACCACTATTAGAAGCAGTTGTAATTCCTTCAATATCACCACCACCACCACCACTTGCGGCAATAGTAACAGCACCCGCATTTTCAGTTATTGTAACATTAGAACCGGCAGTAAAAGCCAATGTTTCAGTAGCACCTAAAGTATTTCCACCCGCAGTAATAGTTCTAAATGTATTATCATTTGCTGTCATATCATCTACAACAAAATTAATTCTACCATTAGTGTCGTCATAAGTAACCCCTATTCTTGTTTCAGTTCCAACCAACATTCCACCTACAATGTCTTGTACTGCTTCGGTAGTTATTTGAGTATCAGTAGTATATCCTTTTCCTATAATATGGTCGTCAATTGCAGCAGAAGTCATAAGAGAAGTATCATTGTCTGCAAATGAACCAGTGCTTTTTTGTACGCTACCTCCGGCAAATTCAGCGATTGTAATATCTAAGACATTTAATGTAACATCACCAGTTGTTCCTCCACCACTTAATCCTGTTCCAGCAACTACTGATGTAATATCTCCCTGTGGGGCTAATGCGGCAATAGAAGAAGCAGTAACAGTTTTAATAACATCGGATGAGCCAGTATCTTGAATTAAAACTTTATCTGCACCTGCAACAGTAGCCGTACCTATGCCGGAAATGAATAAACCATCGCTAGTTCCAGTAATTGCACCTGCTTCAGTATAGGCATTTGAGTTTTCATAAGCAATACTCACACTGTTTTCTGTTTTACTTGTTGTAAAATATTGAACCATTCTAGTAGATGTTGAAGTAGCATCATCAGCAGAACCCCCTACTATTTTAATTATAGCAATAGGAACATCTCCATCAACAAATGCAGGAATAGCGTTAGTGGTATTATTTGCGCCTCTTAATACCATAGTATCGTTACTTCCTCCACCGTCAATTGCTACAAGCATTAAATATACATCAGTAGTAACGGGGGTTATATCTACTGCCCCAGTTCCAGAATTATATGAAGTATTCATTTCAGTTGCAGATAACGCATTGACAGTGTGTAATTTATTATCTCTATATACTTTACCTGCGGTAACAGCAATAGTTGTAAAATTATTAGCAGTAGAAAAAGTAATATTAAAATCTGTTGCAGTTTTAACAGCGTAATTTCCTCTATTGGCTTGGCTAAGTATTTTTATTAATCCTGAATGGGGATAATCTGTTGAGTCGGTAATTTGAGTTGAAGGCGTTCCAGAAAGGGTACTATAAAAGTGTGGATTATTCATATTATTCTACCTCCATAATAAAAAAGAGTTCTAAATTTTCTGTTGTTGAAAAAGGCCCTAGTCCATCAAAATTATGTCGGACTAATAAATTACCTGCTGAATCAAATATCCCTGCTTCTCTAATAACTGAATTTGACATCCCTGAAGCATTTCCAGAAATACTTAAGTGGACTTCTATTACATTTTCATCTGATACAGTAGCCGAAAAAGAAACACTTGTTCCTAAATCTACATCTAATCCTGTTTGGGTAGAATATGTTGAGTTACCACCCAAGCCTATTTTACCATTATTGGCTAAACTACTTTGTATATGAGTTGCGATTAATTGTTTCATTTTGTCAGTTATCAAAATTCTTCCTCCAATAGAGTTGTTGTTGTGCCGCCCGCCCCTACAAACCCAAGTGTGTAAGTACTTGTATTTAAAGGCCCGCCAAATCCTAATTTAGTGCCATCTATTGATGACCGCTTTTGAGCCACAAACTTAATTAATTTAAGATTAATGTCATCTAGGAAACTTAATTCTATGTTATCTGGAATTTCTTCGGAATTCTCTTCTTCTATCTGTTGTTGTTTAATTTGTATTTCAGCAAACCTATCTTCTAATTGCTTACTATATCTGCCTAATTCTAAAGTTATCATTCCTCTCATACTGTGAGTTATTTGAAGTACTAAAAATTCAGAAAATTCAATATTTTCTTTGGGAAAATCTAATGTAACAATATCTCCTGCCCTTAGTTGTCCTAATCCTTTGTGTCCAACCTGTACACTGACTTTAAAGTTAAACTTGCCATGCAATTTTAATAATTCAGTTGCTCTAGAATTAACTTCTTCTTGAGTAACAAGTTGCCTATCTGTTTCTCTCAATGATTTTACTCCTACTTTCTTGACGCTTCTAAGGTCTTTTCTTGTTCCTTTGTGGCTTTTACCTACTACTGTAACTGTATTAGCAAAACTATACATAGTTTTTAATTTTTGAATTCTAAATATATCTATATTGGTGTTTCTTGTTCCTATAATAAGACTTGGAAAGTTTGAAACAGTATTCTTATCTACAATGGTTAAAGTACCATTGACCTCTAATAGTGATTTATTTTTCTTACTCATAATAAACTTAATTGCTTGGAATAAATTAACACCCTTAAAGTTTGGTGCTAAGAAGAAAGGATAATCTGCATTCTTACTTAGAGAAAAATCAATATTATTTTCTTGTAGCATTTCTTCTATTAAATCATCTGCTTCTCTACAAATAGTAACTTCCGAACCTATTATTGCTCTTTTAGCAGAAGAACTTACATCCCCTTCTACCTTTAGTTCAATTAGTTCAGAAAAAGAAGGTATGCCTAACATTGTTTCTTGTTCGGAAATAGACATATAATATCCAATGCTTGTACTGTCTTTGGTAAAAGTAACACCAGTAACATTAAAGTTTTCCCCATCAGCAATACATAAAGTTTCTTTAGATGATTTATCATCCTTTATATTCCAAATAGCATCTAATTTATCAGGTGTTCTTATTACCACATGGTCGGAAGAAGAAACATCATTAGGGTCAGCAATAACATACATAGATAATACTGCTTCTCCTTCACCCGCTAATGTTCTTTTACCCGAACCTCCATTAACAAAGTAACTGTTTGGACTATCATACATAGAATTAGAATAAGGTTTCTTAGTATATCGAGAAGACATTTCGTTAAGTTTAATATCGCTTGGGCTAAAATCATACAGGCAAGTATGGTTTGGTTGTAATATTCTATAAAAAGTATCTGCGGCTACTAATGTATCATCAAGCGTAAGTATGTGAGTTTTAGTATTATTAGAAATATCTAATTCATGGGAAATAACATATAATAGTTTGTCCGGTGTCATACCGTTCAAACTTTCCCCATCTGAATGTGTACCTAAAGAAATAGTGTCGGAATCATTTTGTAAGTATTTTCCGTTTTCTGGGGCTAAATAACACCCAGTCAAATCAACAAAATCTAAAAAGGGTTGGTTGTTTGTTTCTATTGATACTCTTACAATAGTAGTATTATTTGGCCCTTTATCAGTTCCCATCAAATCATTAGTATTGTGTATTTTAAGTAGTGGCTTAAATCCAAAAATTACTCCATCAGCGTCAGTTGCTAAATTACTTCTAACCGTACCGGTATCTTTTAGACTAGCATATACACCATTTAATGCAATTCCATATAATGAAAATTCGTCTTCTACTGTTCTATGGCTAATTCCGTTTATTCTTGGGCAACACATTCCAGTATCAGCATTGGCTGTTGTTCCATCTTCTATATTAAATCTATCGAAAATAACAGGCATAAAATTAGTATAAGTTAATTCTCCGGTTGTATAGCCACTTGCCCCAAAATTATTTCCTTCGTTTAATCCTCTTAAGAAACCAGCCCTTAATCTTTCTAAAACTAAAGACGGTTGCCCACCACCTGCCCCTTTTGCTGCCTTTGAGTCAGAGTCAATATCAATAGGTAGCCATAGATTAGGTTGCCTCGAATTGTTGTTTATTGTTCCCGCTAATGTATTGTTACTATATTTGGTATAAAAATCACTACCTGATTTACCGTATGTATTAGTGGTAACATCTGTCATTATTGCACTTTTTAATAGGTGAATATCTTCATCAAAATTAATAAATGTGTCTTGTTTTCCGTGTCCTTTTATTGGCCCAACTCCACCATCGGCATTAGTTAATTGCTCAACAGGAATAAAATATAATTGCGTATCTGTTCCCGAAGAAGCAACATAATGTTGTGCTACATTACTAGTATCTCTATATGTTTTAAATATTGCACTATCACAAGTAATGTCAGTGGTAGAGACACTAGAAACAATTCCCATAAACCTACCTGCTCCATCTACTATGACATCATTTGCCGAAAGATTATCGGGAGAAATACTACATCGTATAACATTAGAGGAAGGTATAGAACGAGCATAAACTGGATTTGTATTATTCGTAACGCTACTTTTTCCATGAACAGCATATTGAAAACTAGGCACTACTCTTTTTCTACTTGGTGGGTTTTCAGGGTCAAATTGATTAAATGCAAAATCATAGACAACTTCAGTTAATCTCATTAAAGAAAAATTAGTAAAGGTAGTATTTTCCGAACCTACTGATTTACTAGATGATTTTATTTTAGCAAAAGTGTGAGAAGAATCATTAGAAGATATTCTTGTAGTTTCACCTAAAACATTAGTTTTAGTATCAAATGAATCCGTTATGATAGGTTCATCAATTAACATTATGCTATACTCACTTAAATCCCTAGTATTATTTGGATTAAATAGACTGTCTATTCTACTTCCAGAATAAGGTAACAAATCACAATTAGAAAATAAAAACATTCTAGATACTTTAGGGTCTTTATTGTCTAAAACATCTTCAGCGATATAAGGGCTTCTACCTAAAGAGGTATCTGAGTATAATGTTGGATTTGGGGGAATATAAATACTATCAGTAGCAGTACTTATACCTTTACTAAATCTGACTTCGTTTAAATATCTTGAGCCTAAAACCGAATCAAATCCCCTAGATTCGATTAAAGTATGCCCTTCTGAATTAGAGCCTGAATCAGTAAAGTTTGGCATTGTTGCCCCTACTCCAATAATATTATCATTTAATATTCCATCAACATAAAATCCCGGATTAAACCTATATGCAGTAGAATAGTATTTCACTTTACTTAATTTTTCACCATAAAAATTATATTCTTCCGACTCAGTAAATCCTGTAATGCTTGAATTCACTAAATTAAAATTACCTTTTTCTATACTAATTAGCCTATAGTATGGACTACCAAACTTGTGAGCATAAGAAGACTTACCTAAATCACTATCATAACTCAATGGATAGTCAAAAACGCTTAATGTATTATCTGAAACTATGTTAGTATCAGGAGTATTAGCAGCACCGATTGTTGGGTGAAGTAATGCGACCATTTTTCCTGTATGTAAATGACCTGCATTCAAAAAGTTCAATTCGTGAGTTTTTTTAGATGATTCCCTAGTAGTTTCATCAACATTTAATATTGTTACTTCTGAATCTGCCGCTACATTTTTTATTTTTCTATCTAAATATAATGTAGTATAAGTGCCGCTATTAGAAGCACCAACAAAAAATCCAGCAAATGTTCCATCTACATAAATTGGACTTCCATAGTGCCTTCTTTGAGTATCTATTCCACCTAAAGCAACATGATAGCCACTTAAACTAGATGTTAATGAATTTTGAGGTGTTGAGCCAATAGCATTACAAGTCATTAAAATAGCAGTAGATATGTTAGTATCTAGTTGATTAGCGTAATTTATATCTACTCTACCTAAAGTCAAAGGAACATAAGGTGCTATTATAACGCTAGTATCAAATTTATTTCTTTTTATGCTAATTACAGTAAAATCAATAAGAGTATTGATTGTATCGAAGTCTGCATGGGTGGTGTGAGTAATGTTATCTAATCTAGCCTGAAATGCTGAATCGCTTTTCATTTTAGTTGCAGAACTTAGGTAGTACCCTCTCGCTTCTAAATTAGTTGATAAAGAAGTAGAAACCAAAGAAGATGATTCGCTACCATCTTGCGCTGCTCCTGTTCCTAATCCAGCAACTCTTATATCTTTACCACTATTAAAATATAATCCTTTATTTGAAACTCCGTCTAAACTTGATGTAGACTCGACTAATGAATTTGAGGCTAACGCTTTATTCATTATATAGTTTTTACTGGATGACTTGTATAAAGTTACAGTTCCTTCTGTTCTTGGAAATTCTCCTATTACTACTGTGTTTGCAGAAGAAGTAGCAACTGTGGTTTTACCAATATAAGAAAGCATACCATTATCATATTTACCAAATAATATAGTACCTGCCGGTATAGTTGCAGTAGCAGCATTTGTTATATCCGCTGCTGTTTTTAGATTAATTGTTTTACTAGAAGCATCAAATGTTATTACCGCTTTTATTTCGTTATCGGAAGTGTCTAAAAGAGTAGCCAAATTATTATATGGGCTATTGCTAGAATAAATAACATCTTTAGTAAATAAAGTATTTTTATCAACAATATTAGAAACAAGAATTCTTGATTTGCTGTTGGCAACAATTTTCATAACATTAGTATTAGATTCTATATCGTTTTCTGTACTTTCTATTTCTCCATTTAATTTTTCTATTTCAATAGAATAAGCACCTATTGCTGAACGGAGAGCATTATTAAAACTATACGAAGAATTATTAAAATCAAGCGTCAAAAGTTTTTTATTAGCATCCGAAGAAATAACCTTTGCTTCAAGAGATTCTAAATTAGCATTACCCAATGATACATATAGCACTGACTCTCTACCGTCTATGATTGGATAATCAGTAAGTAGTGTCTTATCAGTTTGATTATATGCCCTGCGGTAAATAATATCATTTACAGATAAACTGTATGAAGTTGTTGTAAATGCAGATTCTTTTTCTAATCTTGTAAAGTCTTCAAATGTTATATCTTGAGAAAATGCAGAATAAGAATCTATTGTTTTAACTATAAGTATTCTATCACCTACCTTTACTTCATCCCCCACATTTAAGAAAGAAGAAACATCAAATTCAGTTCTAAGAGTATATTCTGGGTGAGAAGTAATATCTGTAATTTTAAGAGGTAAAGGCATCCAACCGAAAAAGTCTGCCCTGTGTACTTGGTGTCTAATTTTTATTGGAGAAAAGTCTCCTATTTTTGTACTTAACATTCTTGAAGAATCAATTATAGTAAGTTCTGCATATCCTCCCCTTGCTCCTATGGATTCTTCAATAAAACAATCAATAGTATTTTCTGTGGAGTTTGAAATAGTGGGCGAATAATCATAATATAAATATCTTTTAGGGCCAGTATAGTCAGGTGTAGAAAAGTTTGCACTATCGGATTCTACATCTTCTCCTTCGGAATCTCTCCTAGCGTTAATAAAAGCAGAATCTCTAACAAATGGATTAAATGTATCTGGAGTAACACCTTCATTACTTGTGTGGGTTAATGGGCTATCTTGGTCTTTTAATCTATCAATTAATTGAACCACCATAGAAAACCTACTATTGTCTATTACACTTGTACCAAATTCGGGAATTGTTGTAAAGTAACTATCTGAAGAAATAGTTGCAGAAGTAGTGCCAGTATTAAATTTAATTGCATATTTTTCATTGTGATTTAGTTGATTTTTTTCAGTTAAATGTTCATTAAAGAAATAAAACAAAGGTCTAGCACAGATTAGAGAATCATTTAACGATGATTTTATTCCTGCCGAAATAGCATGTGGGTAAATGTATGTATTTTTTGGGAAAGAATAAAGTTTAAATTTAACTCCAATTGGTATTTCATTACCTAATTTTGGCTCAAAGTCAAAAGAATCTCCCAATGAATCATCACTATGTACTTCTGTAATTCTAGCAAAATGATGTTTTAAATAATTGTCCGAGTGAATAAGTACAAAATAATAATTATCAGTATTATTATTTACTTCATCTCTTTGAGTTGTACTAAAATTAAATCCAGTACTAGAATCATCACTATGGCATTTTATTCTAAATCCACTTGTGGTTTCTAAGTTTGATAGTTGTTGCCCCAATATAAGAGTAGCATTAGTATTTGTTGACAATGCACCATTATTAGTATTTATTATAGTAGAAGAAATTATTCTATTAATAATAGTATTATCTGGAAAATTGTTAGCAGTAGTCTGAATAGACTGACCTATGAACATTCCCGAACTAGAACTTACAGTAACAGTATGTCCACCATCCACAGTAGTTTGAAAACTAGCCCCACTTAATGTAGTAACATTTAATGCAGTAAAAGTAGGTTGGAGTTCAGTATTGAAAGAATTAGGATAAATAGCAGTAAAGTTATCATTTAAAGTAGCGGCTTCAATTACTTTAAATTTAGGATTAGTTGGGCAATTATAGGCTACTTTCTCAAAAGTCCTAGTTGTGGTGCTTGAATCACTAGCACTAGCACTAAGCGTAACTGTTGTTGAAGTTGCTATTGCTGTAATTCTAGTTAATGCGGGGATTCCATCACCTGACACTATCATACCTACCCAAAGTTTACTAACATTATCGGAACTTAATGTTAATGTAGTGCTACCAGCAGTTGTACTAGAAAGAGTCAAAGTTGAAGGACTTCGAGAAATAGCCAGTATTTTTGTCATATGTCTATCTCCTCAAATCTTAAAAATAGTAAAGTATCATCATAACTAGGTAATAAATTTCTAATATTAAAAGTTTTTCTAGTTATATTAGTAACACTTAATTCGTGAAGCACTCCCATAAATTGTTTATTTGTAGTTGTACTGCCTTCCCCAACAGCACCACCAGTTGCTCCAATATAAATATCGCTATCACCAAAAGAAAAAGAACCTGTTCCAGAAATAGAATTAGAAGCACTTTCACTACTATCATATAGTATTAGTTTGTTTCCATTCAAATACACATTTAGTGTTTTATTTGAAGAGTTGAAAGAACAACCTATGTGAAATTGTTGGTTTATGTAAGACGCATCACGCTCAACGGGGAGGTATAGGTCAGTTGTCGTACTGCTAATTGTTGAACCATACGACCCACCAGTTACCGTTAAATTGCTTGAGCCGGTAGCGGTCACTCGACCCAAAAGAACAAAAGCATCCCCACTTTTGATATATACTAATTCACCAATTGCTATTTTTTTAGTACCATTAGTTGCCACAGTAGATATTGTACTGCCACTAAAATTACTAAAGGTAGTAATTTTCTTATATTGCACCATTCCGTTTGTGTCAAATCCAGTCTTGTTATCAACGCTTGTATAAAAAAATTGGTTTCCGCTATTTGATTTAATTATATGTCCAGATGTCAATGTGGTAGTAGTGCCACCTATTGTTATTGCTGCTTTAATTTTATATTCAGCAGGTTGATTTACATTTGTGAATGTGCTATTTAACAAAGATAGGCTTATACCACTACTGTTAAAAATCATCATTTCGTGACTAATTCTATCAGCGTTTGTTAAATACTTAGACGATTGATAATTTGATTGCGTAACAGAAGTTCCCGCTACATCTACTGTTGGCGGAGATGGCATTACTTTTTTAGAATAGGGCTTAACAAAAAATACTCTTTGGTTTGTTTGAGTTGAACTAACTAAGTTTACTCTAGAAATAGTTATTCTTGTACTGCTTGTTATTTCAGTAATTAAAGTTTCATCAGAAAAATCTCCAGAATGTACTACTCTCATACCAACAGAAAGTCCCGAAGTAGAAGTCATATCCAATATATTTCGATTGCTTGTTCCGTAAGTGCATTCTTTAATTATTTCGCTAGGTCTATCTTTACCATCAAACAGTTCACTTCTAGTTGTCCTACCATCTCCATTAATGTCAAAGGGTGTTATTATAGTTTCTAATGTGAAAGAATTCTCATGTGAAAATATACCATAACCTATATCATATGTAGAGTTTGGAACATTGTCACTATAATCAATTTTAAGATGACCGTTGCACATAACAGGGAATACTAGCCCTCTTTGTTTTCCGGTCAATATTTTATACATATTATCAACTCAAGGGAATACTCTAGCAATATCAAAATCCATAGTAAAGGTTAAATCGAAAGACTCCGCTTCAAAATTACAAGTAAAACTTCTAATAAATCCGACCAAGCCTTCATCAGTGGAACTATCAGGGAATTGATTTAATGGTAGTGGCACTAATTCATTTTCAAGTAAATTAGCACCACCTCTCGAATGAAAAGTTAATGGAACTAAAACTCCCGTATCTCTATTATTTACATCTACTCCACTTCTAGTTTCATAGTCATTACCTACAAATGAAGGCATTAGAATAACTAATTCTGCAACTGCTTGATTTCTTGCAAGACTAGTAGAATCTACCGAAGAAGCAATCATTTGTGCGACTTCATGGGCTGTAAATGTTCTAGAAGTTGCTACACCGGCAATAGTTTTTTTAATAACTGTGTCGGTTATTGTTCCTCCTAAATTAATACTTTTAGTACCCAATGCTAAATCCAACGCTACTCTTTCTGATTCACCTGTAATAAAAGTAGTAAAAGGTACAGGTAATGAAGGTATGTCTTTTGACACACTTATTCCTACGGTATTCACCTTTAGCGGTATAGTATCTAAAGATAAGTCAGTACCGGAAAAGTTTTGTGTTTTAAGATATACATATGTCACTCTATCACCTCAAATTAAATTACCAAATGGCATTTGCCGATTAAGTTTATTACCAATCATCTTTCCTAATTGTTGTGCTACTCTTCTCATTTCGGCATCGGAAGTGTCTTTAGCGTTAATAGTAATATTAAAAATGTTGGTGCTTCCACCCATCATTCTCTTAGATTGTGAATTAGAATAGATTTTAGAACCTGCATTTAATTGTAGTAATTCCGGCCCTTGTTCTCCAACGAGAGACAATCCACCATGAGAAGTTCCTCCTTTGGCAAATCTTCCTTTAATTCCTAGTGTTCCGAATACTCCTTCATTTTCTAAAGAATCTCTAAATTTGTTATACCTATCTCTTGTTTTCTTTGAAGGGCTTAAGAAGTCTCTTATCGAAGTAGCCAAAGTAATTAACTTTCCACCTGCGGCTTCTATTCCGGCCAAGAGTTTTTCTTTATTCATTTCTATACTTAATGATTGCCGGACTGCATCAAGCATTTCTCTAAAACCAAATATTATATCATCTTTAGTTTTTATCAAAAAGTTAATGGAATCATTATATATTGTTTCAGCATAATGTTGTAGTCCGTAAAAGAAATTATTTATGTAGTCTTCTACATTTTGGAATTTTTCATCAAAATTATCATTTAACCAATAACCTACTGTAAATAAGGCCGCTAATACTGCAACACCAATTAGTATAGGTAATGCTGCGGCAGCAGCGAGAGATAGTGCTAAACCAATTAAAAATTGTATTACTATCAAAGCAACTACAACAAGAGCAACCTTCATAAGAATATCAGTTACTCTTCTTCTAAATTCGGGGTCTTTATAGAACTTATATGCGGCATCCATCAATAAATCAAATCCTGCAACCATCGCTAAGAATCCTGCTTCTAATAAAATCTTTCCGGTTTTAATAAGAACAGCAATTCCTTTATCTACAAATTTTCCGGCATAATCTAATGCTTTTTCATAGTCTCCATTTAGGAAAGCAGAAACCATTTTCCAACCAACTTTAAGCCAATCGAACACCATAATACCTAATACTTTAATGTCATCAATTACACCAAACTCTTCCAAAATCTCATAGTATCTTTTCAAGTAGATTAATATAACAAAGAATGCTGCTATTGCCAACATTGACATAACTAAGTATTTAAATACCATAGACATGATAGGTTGAAGGCTCATTGTAAACTTTCGCATTTT